CCATAATTTCTATAATATTATCAAATACTTAGTTCTTTTTAGAATTACTTAGCATTTTTTAGTTTATTGCTTTAATTTCTAGCTTTTTTTGTGTCTGGGAGGGTACCACTAAAATTAAACTACACCAATCCCCCTCCCCCGCCCTGTTGTATTACTGCAACAGTGTTGTATTTCTACCACAATGTTCCACGATATGTTCCACGAGTTAAAGTAGATTCTAGAATGTTCCACGGAATGTTCCACGCAAGAGATTGGTAAGTGTGTGAGTGTGTGTGGGTACTATTCAGCACCACTAGCAGACTATTCAACCATGCTATTTAGCGGAGCGTATTTTTAATTATGTGGTCAACAAATTTATTTGTATCTAATCCACGCTACACAAAACCCATAGACAAACACTATCAACACGATAAGAAAATACAATTGGACAATTTATTACGGCATTGTATTATTGCATTGTCAATTAGACATATCACACAAAGGAAAAACAATGGCACATATCAACATCACACCATATCCAGGCACTGTTTACGAGCAACAAGAGCAGGCATTGGCGCATTTGTTTTCACATAAGAATCAGCAAGACTTTATCTACGGCACTTCATTCGGGCAGAGCATAGAGAAGCGGAGAAAGATAGCAAATGCAATTAAAAATAGAGACGCAACAGTATTTAAATGCTCTCGCAGAAAAGGCTATTGGAAAATTGAATTGGCTGATTAGAAAATTTGATTGGACAATCGCCAACAAGTCTCTAACATTGGCATTGTCAATCATACACACAGCAACACAAAACGAGGGCTATACAATGAATAAGAAACTGTTACAGGTTAAAATCGAAAACCACTGGCATTATGTGTTTTGCCGCAACGAATTGAAAGCATTGCCAGTTATTACTACAGACAAAAGCAAGGCATTGCCAGCAGCAGCATTGGATTATTTCCAACGCTACTTTGCATCTTTAAATTTCAGAATTGTTTGACACTATTAATCCACACACACACAAAGAGGAACACACAATGAAACAGACCATAAACATTCACCAATTCCGCAATGCTTTTGCAAGAGCAGGCAGAGAGGAAAACTTCAGTTATGAAGGACAAGAAGCATTATTCGATTGGCTGGAAACGTATGAAGAAGATACAGGCGAAGAGATAGAGCTAGATGTTATCGCGTTATGCTGCGATTTCAGCGAGTATTCAGACCTTGACGAAGCCATTGACTACTATAGCATTGACGTTGACACCGAAGACGAAGACGACAAGCGCCAGCAAGTTATTGATTGGCTGCAAGATCGCACTACAGTCATCGAATTCGACGGCGGTATTATCCTTCAAGACTTTTGAGGGAGTACGACAATGAAAAAGCTAACCGCACAGAAAGACCTGATCGACTGCGCCGTTGACGTAGTCGACGATGCAGAGATTGAACAAGTATTTGATGACCGCGTCTGGGTATCGGTTGACCGCTACCTGTGGGACGAGCTGGTGAACGCGATACGACCAGAAACAGAGGAGTGGGGCGACGACGTACGCTGCCAAGCGTGCGGGTATGTATGCAGCATTGGTGGGCTGGTAGGTGAAAACACTAACCTATGCCCGAAGTGTGGCAATGAAATAAACCTATAAACATTGTTGACACTTTGTCGATAGTGTTATACTATCGGATACTATCAATTCATTAATTGAGGATTTATCATGAGAAAACGTAAACCAATGGCGCGAAAGATACCAGAGACAGAATCGAAGACAAAGGTTATATGCGAGGGAATCGGCATTGCAGTATGCTTTGCTCTTGCGATACTTGCTCTTGAGATTTTCCTATTCTAAGGGGTTACTATGTCAATATTCTGTACTGATACACCTAGAAGCAATGCCGAAAGAATAGCAGACTGGCGCAATAGGCTGAAACGATACACTGAAAAGCATCAATGTGCGTTTCATTACTTGCAACAATTAGAAGATTCTAATATAGACTGTAATCAATATGCTTACGATTGTAACAAAGAGGATTACAAATGATTATCACGATATTACCAAAAGACACACCATTGCTGCGCATTAGAGCAATTCAGGACAGCTTAGAAGACACAGGGCAAGATTACATCCTGTCGCATGGTACTTATTGCTATGTTGTCGCACCTAGCGGTAGACCGCAAGAGATGCTGCAATTGTTCAATGAGATAAAAGCAACAATGGGCGAAGATTTGTCTTTTGTTGACATCATTCCATAAAGGGCATTTTAAAGCATTAATGGGGTATAGCAGTACCTTAGTGTTACTTTTAAGAAAAAACCCCTTAGAACGCATTACAGCGCAATCTAGGGGTATATATGACATACACTTTAAACCAACAAAGGGGAATTAATTATGCACTGTAGATGCTGCGATGCACAATTGACTGATTATGAGTCAACGAGAAAACATATTGACACAGGGGAATTCCTTGATGTTTGCAATCAATGCTTTGCTTACATCAAAAATTCCGTACAGTCGATAGGTAGAATTGACCAAGAGACGCTACTGGATGAGATTGTTTTAGACATCTATCCCGAAAGAGATAGTGATTATCTCGATGGGGATATTGTCAACAATCCAGCACAGGACTAAAATAATTACAGAGATTACTTAAGTTACTTAATATTATTATATATATATATATTATATACAATTTTAAGTATTAATTAAGTAATTAGTATTAATAATGCTTAAATTACTTTACATCTTAAGCATTAATGACGTTAACGTACAGTATTCTGTACAGTTTAGGCACTTTTTGTTCATGTTATTGAACACAGGAGAAAACCAATGTATGACGAAATGCTTGCAGAAGTTCATGACTACTTTGCTCTTGTTGATGTTGCCAGCATTGTTGACAATGACGGGTTGTTGTTGACCCTTGAATCATTGTTGCCCTTGTTGAACAACCCAGCGCAAGAGCATATTACCAACAAAATTATTAACTTGTTAAAGGAAAACAGCAATGCCCTTTACTCAAACGCACCAACCTTGTCCATCGTGTCAAAGCTCTGATGGGTTAAGCTACAATGAGGACGGTTCATCATACTGCTTTGTCTGTCAGCAGTTCACGCCAACGGACAAACAGGAATCAGCAACAATTATCCCAATCACAAAGGCGAAGCCAGTGTCATTATCACAGCAGCATATCGACAAGTTCAGCGCAGATCGCTTCAGATCGTTGCAGGATCGTGGTTTATCTAGCGAGACTTGTAAACAGTACAGCATAGTCCGTGATGGAGAGAGTACCCTTTTCGGGTACAAAGATACCCAAAACAGGTACGTTGCCATTAAAACCCGCACAAAGTCAAAAGACTTTAGCGTCACTGGCGACTGGCAAGATGCTTTGTTGTTTGGTCAATGGCTTTACCCCAAAGGCGGTAAATACATTACGTTATGCGAAGGCGAAGCGGATGCAGCAGCTGCGTATCAGTTGCTGGGGTCAAAGTATCCTGTTGTTTCAATCCGCAATGGTGCTGCTAGTGCGTTGAAGGACTGCAAAAAGCATTATGAGTACTTAGACTCTTTCGAGTCGATTGTTATTTGTTTTGATGCCGACGAAGCTGGACGCAAAGCTGCTGCACAGGTTGGTGAGTTGTTTGGTACAAAAGCGAAGATAGTTCACCACAAGCAAGGTCTTAAAGACGCTAACGACTACTTGATTAATAGTCGCGGAAGTGAATTCCCTGCTGTGTGGTGGTCTGCTGAAGCCTTTGTCCCTGATGGCATTGTTCAGGGTGCTACGCTGCTTGACGATGTAATGAAGCCGCTTGAGAAAGCAGCAGTCAGTTACCCATTTGATGCACTGCAAAAGATCACCTACGGGATTCGTGAAGCTGAACTGGTCACAATCACAGCAGGCTCTGGTCTTGGTAAGTCTCAATTCGTGCGTGAGTTGGTGTACCATGTTTTGAATAATACCGATGACAATGTAGGCTTGTTGTTTTTGGAAGAGTCGATTAGAAAGACTGCACTCAGCATCATGTCATTAGCTGCTAACAAGCCGCTGCACCTACCTGATACCGAAGCAACGGACGAAGAGAAACATGCTGCTTTCGAAGCCACACTAGGCACAGGGCGCATGTATTTGTTCAATCACTTTGGTAGTACTTCAGTTGACAACATTGTCAGCAGGGTACGTTACATGGCAAAGTCACTTGAATGTAAGTACTTATTCGTTGACCACATCAGCATCATTGTGTCCGCACAGCAGTCAGGTGATGAACGCAAAGCAATTGATGAGATCATGACGAAGCTGCGTATGTTGGTGCAGGAGACTGGCATTGCTTTGTTCTGCGTATCGCATCTGAAGCGACCCGACAGCAAAGGTCACGAAGAAGGTGCTGTGACTTCATTGGCTCAGTTGCGTGGCTCAGGTTCTATTGCACAGCTCAGCGATATGGTGATAGGATTGGAACGCAATGGACAAGCTGATGACCCAATTGAACGCAACACCACGTCAGTGCGTGTGCTCAAAAATAGATATTGCGGAATTACTGGTAAAGCTGGCGCATTGCTCTATAATATCCGTAGCGGTAGAATGATTGAAGTTGATGAAACACAAGAGGAACTGTAACATGAAATACGAGACTGAAGTATTTGACATTGATGAATTGGTGCGTGAAGCATATCAAGCAGGTAGAATGAAAGCATTTCTGGAAGCTGCTGAAGTATGTGAAATTTTAGCTGATTCCGTGCTGAACAACGAAGCGTACAGTCAAGCATGTCTAGACTGTGTGGAAGAGATTGTTCGCTGGAGTGGTGCAGAAGGAGAGAAGAAGTGAGCATTGAAATTAAACAAAGAAAGTCAAAGTTTACTGAACTTTCTCTTTATGACCATTTTGCCGAACAAAATGATTATATGGAATTTACCGAATGGAGTAATGGCGAAGGGTTTGATGTTTCGACTGGTCTTACAAAACACTACCAAACATTTTCATTAACATACGGGCAATGGGAAGCGATGCAAGCATTGGTCGCCTATAGGGAGAAAAACACATGAACTATTGTGATGATGGAATACATTGTGGGTGTAGTGATGAAGTGGATAGGCTATTAAAATTGATAGAAAAGCGTGAATGGGTTGGACTGACGAAAGAAGAAGTCGATTCTTGGGAGCTACCAGAAAACCCTACGGTGTTTGAGTTTGCTAAATTCATAGAAACCAAGCTGAAGGAGAAGAACACATGACTGGTAACATTACCATTGAAACCCGTGTCGCTGGTATTCCTTGCATTATTGAGTTGCTCGAGTGGGAGAAGTACAGCAGAGCAACACGCGACTATGACGCAGAAGGTGGTGTAGGGGTCTGGCGGTTACTAGATACTCGTGGACGCCCTGCACCTTGGCTTGAAGCGAAACTCACTGACAAAGACTTACAGTTTATTGATCGTTTGTTGTTTGAAGAGATGGAGAGGTGATGCCGATTGTACTCGACATTGAAACCAACATGCTGCATGACACCATCTGGTGTTGTGCCGTGTTGGACACTGCTTTGGACACTTCAACAGTGTTCACACAGCCTGAGGGGTTGCAGGAAGTGATTGACAAGGCAGACAAGGTTATCATGCACAATGGCTTAGGTTTCGATGCACCTGTACTGAAACGTGTTTGGGGTATCAACATACCTTTGAACAAGATTCTGGACACTTTGGTTGTGTCAAGACTTGTTGATCCTGTGCTGGACGGTGGTCATTCCCTTGCTGCTTGGGGTGAACGCTTAGGTTTTCCAAAGGGTGATTTCACTGACTTTAATGCAGGGTACAGTGAGGAAATGAAAGAATACTGCATTCAGGACACCAAGGTCACTGCTCAGTTGTACCGTGCTTTGCTTGCTGAGACTGATTCATGGCACAACAAAGGTGAACAATCAATTCATCTTGAACACATGATTAATGCTTTGATGTTTCAGCAGCAGCGCAATGGCTTTAAGCTGGACACAGTCAAGGCAACAACATTGATGACGGAATTAAAGACACGTACTTCCGAGATTAACGACATATTGCAGGAGAGATTCCCTCCGATTGTCAAAGAGCGTTATTCAGAGAAGACAGGTAAGAGACTCAAGGACGAAGTCATTGTATTCAACATTGGAAGTCGTAAACAGATTGCTGAAAGGCTACAAGAGTGTGGTGTGGTGTTTGAAAGGAAGACTGACAAGGGGTCAATTATTGTGGACGAATCAGTTCTGGACGGTATCGACCTACCTGAAGCGAAACTCATTAGTGAGTACTTAATGCTTCAGAAGCGGTACAGCCAGATTGATTCATGGATGGAGCATGTAGCGAAGGACGGACGGGTGCATGGACGCGTCATAGCTAATGGCGCAATCACTGGTAGAATGACACACAGCAATCCCAACATGGGACAAGTACCGTCAGTGAATTCTATTTACGGTAAAGAGTGCA